TGCATCTTATAATGACGGTACGTGGTCAACTTTGACTGCTAATGAGATTCTACCTATATTAGCGGGAGTTTCTTCCGCTAATATTCTTAATCCTAATACTTATGACGGTTCATCTAATAGCGATTTCTTTGGAGCTTCTGTAAGCGTTTCTATGAAGTATGCTATAGCAGGAGCAAATAAAGAAGATACTGATGCTTATGACAACAATTCTGGAGTAGCCTATATTTTTGATCCTAAAACAGGCTCTTTATTACAAACTTTGGCTAATCCAAACGCATATAGTACTGCGCAAAATGACAACTTTGGATTTGATTCAGACATATCTGATTCTCATGCTATAGTAGGTGCTCCTGGTGAAGATAGTGCTGCTAACGGTGGTGTTGGAAAAGCTTATATTTTTAATGCTTCCACAGGTTCATTAGTGCATACACTTAATAATCCTGACGATGGTTATTATGATCAGTTTGGAGACGCAGTATCAATAGGGAATACTTATGCTATAGTAGGTGCGCGGGAGTCTGGAAGTAATAATACAGGAAAAGCTTGGATTTATAGTGTAAGCACCGGTTCTGTAGTACATACACTAACTCCTGGTCACACTGCTACTGAGAACTATGGTGATAGCGTAGCGATAAGCGACACACATGCAATAGTGGGTGCCCCGCGCGCTGTTCCTAGTTTAGATCAGGGAAAAGCCTATATTTACAGTACAACTACTGGTAACTTACTGTATACGCTAACAGCTCCAGGTACTCCTACAAGCATTCGTTTCGGATGGAGCGTAGGTATATCTGATACACATGCTATTGTAGGTAATATCGATGCAAATCATGGAAAAGCCTACATCTATGCACTTTCAAACGGAGCATTAGTATATACTCTAAGCAATCCCAACACTAACTCCACCCCCGGTGGCGACGCTTTTGGTTACTCAGTTGATATATGCAACAAATGGGCTATAGTATCTGCTGTATATGAAGATGTTGGAGTTATCAATTCTGGAACTGTTTATGTTTATGATATGACCGACGGCTCTTTAGAATATACTTTTGAAAATCCTAATTTGGATGATGCTGCTACATTCAACGATAGAATGGGCTATACTTTGGGAGGTAGAGGAGTAGCAATATCTGACGGATATGCTATAGCTGGTATTATGCAAGAAGACCGCTTATACGGATCTACTGCAACAAATGACAGTGGTGTAATTTGTATTTTTAAATAGTTAAAAGGAAAACAATCAATGAAAGACGTAAAAATTTACGAAGATAAACTAGGAGAAGAGTAATGGCAGTAGTAGAATATAAACTTCATGTAATCAACAGTGAAGGACACATGGTGACCCCGCCGTGGATTCAAGATGGTGGAAACTGGAGTAACCCCGCAGATAACACAATGGTAGGTTGGATACCCGCAGAGGAAGATCGAGAGTACTGGGTTCCCGATAATATTGTAACTCTTACAAAAGCAGAACTAAATACTCGAATGTTAGCAATTCACGCCGCAAGACCTTTTGACAAGGGCGATGCAATGCTTGAAGAAGATAGAACAGAGATGACAGATGCAGAAGTAACAACCATGTCAAATGACTGGTATGATGCCTATATAGGAGGTAAATAAAATGATAGTTTTAACAAATGGTATAGATGATGTAGCTAGATATGTTTTTGATGACGGGACTGTGATAAATGTTGAAATAGATCATGTCAAAATAGGAAATCCTCTACAATTTGCTATAGGGGATATGATGCGATCAAAGTGCGTTGTTCATCTTGCAGTAGACAATGTTCCGGAAGACTACGAAGGCTGTAAATATAATTTTGATGGGAAAGATTGGACTACGAATTCAGATTGGTCTCCACCGCTTACACAAGAAGAACTAGATGCACAGTATCAGCTACATTCCTAAGTATAAAAAAAGGGGCTTTAGCCCCTTTTTTACTTTTTAATTTCCTCCCTTTAATTCATCTTGAAGGGATTGACTATAACCTAGTATAGCCATTTCTATTCTTTGAAGTTTAATACTCTCTGCTTCGAGCTGCTCTTGTAGCTCTTTTATTTGTGTCAAATAGTGCATGGCAGTATCTGTTAAGTTACTAGGATCAAAAAGATCATCTCCATAAGTAGATCGTACATTTCCAACCCCTTCATCTTCGATAGTATGAAGTTTTTCTAACTCTTCTTTTTCATTATAACTCTTATTGTTCGTCACTATCCGATACCTCTATGGCTACTTCTGCAATTTCTTCCTTTAATACAGCAGAAAAAGCATTAGATGCCATTTGTAGCCGGTCAAGTTCTTTTTTATTTTCTTCAATTTTTGCACTTAAATACTGCATTTGAGAAATAACATAAAGAGCTTTTTCTGTTAAATCATCGACGGAATAGTCAATTCCGTCAATTGTTACTGTTTGTGTTTCTTCACTCATTTTTAGCTCCTTAGCTTTTTAAATTTCGCAAGCGCCACCGACGCAAGCAAGTTCTTGTGATCCAATTGTGTTATCTTCTTTTTCGTAGTTTCCTAAATCTTCCCAGTTAATGTCTTTTGGCATTTTAGCTACTAACTCAGCAAACATTTCATCTGTAGCATCCTCATAAGGTGCTTGCTGGTATACATGATCGCTATACGGTAGCAATGAAACTCCTGAACACATATCAAAGTTTTTCCAAATCCATTGTGCTACTTCTAAAAACTCATCATCTGTATAGTAGATAGTAATACTTGGCTTGTGCTCACACCAGAAATTCTGATATGCTTTCCATAATTCAAGCTGTTGCATAGCTCCTACTTGATTTACTGTTACACTTGTATCAGGAGCTTTCACAGGAAAACTAAAGACTACAGAAGAGTCACTCATTACATCGTTTTCTACTGGAAATCCTTTGTCTGCCATGTAAACTGCCAAGGGATCTTTTTTGTCGCTACGTACCCTACGAATATACTGCTTAGAAAAACGGGGATGAATACCACTAGCACTATCAACCAACTGAGACACAGTACCGCTAGGCTTAACGCAAGTAATAGCCACAGACTGATTAACACCAAGTTTCTCAGACCATTCTTTATTTGTTTCAATACTAACATCTCTCATCTCCGTGAGCCACTTCTCCAAGTCCGGCCCAGTTTTACTCAATAACCAATGATCCATAATTCCTGTCATGCTTACACCAAGCAATGCTTCTTCTTCGGTATTGCGCTTCCAACGCACCCGCAGGTACCTAAAGTCAGTAAGAGTGGACTGTAAAGAGCCAATAATTGTTGCAATTCGTGTTTTCTTCTTTAGCTGTTCGAGTGTGTCATCTTCTCGTACTACTACTTCAGAAAGATTACAAAACTGATTGCTTCTTAGTATGATCTCACTACAAGGATTTGTTCCAAACTCGTGGTCTACGTCTCGTCGACCGTTTCTTGCTGCCATTTTCTGTGCTGCTACGCGGCTAAAGATACCTCGCTCTCCTGCCTTGCTTTCATACATACTTTGCATCTCGGCAAGATATGCTTCAAAGTCCGGCTTATCAGTATAGGCTACAGAGTTATTAGCAAGACGACGGTGTCCATCATTTTCCCACCATGCACCAGACTTGGCTTTTGCCATACGTTGATCAGAAAGATTCGATAAACTTATCAAAGCCGAACGCCTTACTCCGCCCACAACTACAATATCTGCAATTTTACACACAACATCGTGACACTCAATACTTGTTAGCTTACGACCAGATGCTTTCTTAAACACCCCCACAGTAAAGTTAAACAAATCTATTAAAGGCTCTGGCCCTGAAGCTCGACCACCAAACGTTTTGAGTCGTGCTCCCGCAGGACGTACTTTACGCATATCCCACTTTGGAATTTTACCTGCGTATAACATAGCAATAAGTTCACGATAAGCACTTGCCCAGCCCATCTTAGAGTCTGCAACTACAATTGTAGTGTCCGTATGAAACATGCCTTCGTTTACTACTGGCAAATGTGTAATAAAGTTACGTTCTACACTAAATCCTACTCCAGTGCCGCACATAAGAACATACATTAGCTCGTCAAAAGCTCGCGGATGATCGATATGTAAGTAGCTACAGTTAAATCCTGCTACGTTGTCTCGCTTTAAGGCTTCCCCAGCCGTCATCATGCACCGCATTGATGGCATAACTTCGAGGTTGTAAATAGCGTTGTATATTTCTTGTGTCTCCTGGGAACCTTCTGTTAATTGCTCTCGTTCTACAAAAAAATCTATATACCGCTGGACGGTCTCGGCCCATGTTTCACGCCTCCCTTCTGATTCTAGCCATCGTGCATATCGGCTTTTGTGTATAAACTGTTGATACTGATCCATTTACTGCATTCTCCTATTTATTTCTTGCACATTATGTGCCCCAATTGCATCTTCGCAATGCGCCAATAAATCCATTAACTCATAATTTCGTAGTATAAGATCAGGATAACTATTTATTTCTTGTATGTATTTGTATTTTCCTTGTAAAGGAATAGCGTCATATATATTGTAAGCGCTACCATACTCCTGTAATAAAGCTGCAGCTCTTTTAGGTCCTACTCCCAAAAATCCAGGAACATTATCGCCCTTGTCCCCCGTTAAACATTTGAAGCATGCATACTGTTCTCTAGAGACTTCATAGTGGTCATGCCAATTTTCTATGGTTACTTCCTTTCTTGTAACATAAGAGAAACGCATTACTCCTTCTTGTATTAATAAGTCCCAGTCTCGATCACTAGAAATTAATACAATATCTCCTAAATTAAACTGTTCTTTAGACTTTACAACATAAGCTGCCAGGTCGTCCGCTTCTACTCCTTGTGCTCTTAGTACTGTATACTCATCTTCTAGCAAAGACAACGTATTTTCATACTCATCGAAGAACTTTTTAAAAGCCTCAGCTTCTTCTTCTGTCTGTTCTGCATACTTGTCTTTACGATTCTGTTTATACGTTGGTAAAATAATTTTTCTATAACTAGAAGAGCCTTGGTCTGCTGTAATAATAATCTTTTCGCATTTATAAGATTTTGCCAAAGACTTGACAGTAGCTATATACTCATGTCGAAAGTCTGTACGGCCTTGATGTTTCCAGCGAAAAGCTAAGTTTAAAGCATCTACTATTAAGGTCTTGTTCACCTCGTTTGCTGTTATCTCGTTGAAACTAAAACTCATTTGTGAACTCCACTATTTCATGCTCTAGCCATTCTTCAGCAAGCAGTACAAAACAGTTTAAAAAGTTAATGAATATATACTGGTCAGTTTTTTCTGGTGGTTGTTGTGTACATACAAATACTTTTGACCTATCGTATTTGAAAAACAATAAAGGCTTTTGACTTCCTCCCTTTGCTTGTACTTCTAATTTTTTCCACCACCTAATGATGTTGTTTGTTTTTGGTTGCGTAAATATTTTATCGGTTAAAGGTGAGTCTTTGTAGTTCTTTACCTCGATACAGAAGAAGTTTTTACAGTTTGGCACATAAATATCACCTTTAAGATACTCTAGTGCGCCTGAAGCTGGGACTCTTTCAAACTTTAAACCTGTGTAAGACCTTAACATATCTCTTACTAAATACTCGCCTCGTGCACCTTTTGCTCTTGAATCTACCATTATCTATCCAAAATCTCTGCTATTCTTTGACCTAGTTCTATAAACCACTCCAGGTCTCGCCCTCGAGTAACTTCCGCTGCAGTGCCCAAACGAATACCGCTTGTTTCAACAAAACTTCGGGGATCATTAGGTACTCCGTTTTTGTTTACAGTAATTCCATTTTCTTCTAATAAATCTGCTGCTTCTCTTCCACTGATTTGTTTATCACTTAAATCTACAAGAACAATATGACTATCTGTTCCTCTAGTGGCAATACTATACCCATTCTTTTTAAGTTCAGCGGCAAGTAATTTAGCACTACTTTTTACTTTTATAATATAATCCTTAAACTCTTGAGTATTTGCTTCTTTAAAGCATTGTGCTTTTGCGGCAATAATATTCATAAGAGGTCCGCCTTGTGTGCCAGGAAATATAGCACTATTTATTTTCTTTGTTAGCGCAGGATTGTTCCAAAGTATCATGCCGCCACGAGGACCACGAAGTGTCTTATGTGTTGTACTCGTCACGACGTCAGCATAAGGAAAAGGGTTTGTGTATTGTCCTGCAGCAATAAGTCCGCTGTAGTGTGCTATATCGCATACTAGATATGCTTGTACTTCTGCTGCAATATCTCTAAATATATCCCACTCAATCTCTCTAGGATATGCACTTGCTCCTGCAACAATAACTTCAGGAACATATTTTTTAGCAAGCATTCGTACTTGGTCATAATCAATCCAACCATCGTCGTTTACCCCGTAAGTATGTGATTTATAATACTTTCCGCTATGCGTAGGAGGCGCTCCATGACTAAGGTGTCCACCACTTGCAAGATCCATGCCAAGAATTGTATCTCCTGGCTGCATCAGTGCTTGATAGACTGCTGTATTTGCATTGACCCCGCTGTGAGGCTGTACATTTGCAAACTTACATCCATATAGATTTTTTACTTCTTCTATTGCAAGAGTTTCTATTTCGTCCATGTACTCGCAGCCATTATAGTATCTCTTGCCAGGATAGCCTTCTGCATATTTATTTGTAAAGACACTACCACAAAGCTCGCGAACAGCATCACTAGCAAAGTTTTCGCTTGCGATAAGCTCTATTGTATCTTGCTGTCTTTCTGTCTCTTTTCTAAGTATTGTTAATATGTTTTTATTTACCATTCTAGCCTACTTACGTTTCCGTCTTTAACTACTTCTACTTTCTCCAGTAAAGGGTGTGTCCAACCATGAGAAACTATATAAGTATTTAAGTCGTCTTCTTGAAGTAACACTTCTACCATTTTCTCTCTTCCTTGGTCATCCAATACGTTTATTACTTCATCAAGAAAAAGAATATTTATTTTAGACTTCGAAATACTGCTCATTAACTTTCTAATAGCAATAAGAGTAGCAGTATTAACTCGGGCAAGTTCACCCGAACTAAGTGCAAGAATGTCAACTATATTACCATTGTCAGTTATTCGGACGTTGAGCTTATCATTAGTAACAATAAAAGACAAAGTAAAGCGACCATCAGATAGTTCTCCTAAATATCTATTTGTTAACTCTTCGAGTTCTTTTACTAGTGTTTCGATTTTATATGCAATGAGACCGTTTGTACTAAAAGCTTTCTTTAATATCTCAAGACTACTTTCTTTTTTTGAATTTATATTCAGAACATTTGTATAGCTTTTTTTATCCTTTTCAAACTCGTCTCTTTGTTCTGTTATTACTTGAATACGCGTATTTATTTTTGTTCTTCGCTGGTTTTCTTGTGCAATGCTTCCCAGCTCATCTTTTCGCTTTTGTATTCGAGCCAGAACAATTTCCAACTCACTCTCCAACTGATCCTTATCCATACAGGTATCTGACATATCATCTTCATATAAGTTATACAAATTCTCCCACTCTCGGATATCTTTCTGTATGGAGTCAAACTTTCTATTCTCAGTTTTAATGGATTCAATTCGTCGCTTAAGCTCACTTATTCTCTCCTTTGCAATAGAAGCTTTAGTGGCTGCTTCTGATATCATTGATTGTTTGAAATCATACTTAATTCCTTGTGCACATGTAGGGCAAATATTTCCTAAACCTTTTAACTTTTTCAAAGTGTTTTCCGACCCCGTAGCAAGAGCCTTCGCTTCACCATACTCTTGTACTAAGGGATCATAGTCTTGCTTAGCTTTTGCTGACGAAGATTGCAAGGAGGAAATATCTATTGCCTGTAACATCTTTTTATATTGATTATTTTTTATTATTTTATTATTATTTTCAGAAATATTTGTAATTTTAGCCATCAAAGAACTAGAAAGTTTTTCGTCTTTTAATGTATTATTTTGTAATTCTAACATTGGAAGTATATTCGTATCTTCTAAAATATTTGTTTCTAACCATTTTTCTACAGTTGATAACTGAGCAGAAGCAGTATTGCTTTTTATAGAGGCTTGTCGATGCTCTTCCTTAAATATTTCAAATAAACTAACATAATTATCTAAATGTAGCAAGTCTATTAAGAACTTTTTTCTATTAGCATCTGTCGCGGTCAAAAACTGTAAGCTAGCATTAGTATTTTGATACACTAACTGTGAAAATGTTTTAAAATCAACCCCAAGAATGTTCTGTAATGTTTTATATGTATTCGTAGAAGTATGACTTGATATATCATCTCCATTTTTTATTAAAGTCACTTTAATATTACTTTTTCTAACAATATATATTATGTACTTGTCATTTTCCTTAGAGAAAGTTAGCTCAATTTCATACCCTTTATTTACATAACGGTTTGGTATATCTGCTTTTTTTATTCCTTTTGAGTTTTTGTTGTAAAGAGCTTCTTCAATAATTAAAGGTATCGAAGATTTTCCCATACCGTTTGTACCAATAATTTGAGTAAGAGTTGTATTGTCTAAGTTTAGCTCATTGTTTTCGCCATAACTAAAACAGTTACTCCATTTCAACTTTTGCAGTATAATCATTAAATAGTCCTAATATATTTTCTATTTTTTCTACGTCTAGTTCTAGTATATAGGTTAAATATTCTACCAACTCATCAGCAATGCTCATTTCTTTATTTAATATCAAAGCAGTATCATTACTTCGAATGATTACTTTTTTATCTAATAAATCAGAATTTTTAACTTCCGCTAAGTCTTGAATATCTCCTTGTACTTCGTATATTGTATGGTGAAAATCTGTAGCTACCATGTCGTTTGGGTCTGTTACTGTCTTTCTTATTAACTGAGGAATATTAAATTTATGCCATGTCCAGTCCCAACCATCCGGATTGATTACTATATATCCTGTATCTACTTCATTGCGATGAAAGGATGTAGTCATAGGGCTTCCGGGATAAACAATATTACGTTGAGAATTACTGTGAGCATGAAGGTCCCCCGCAAATACTACGGGAAAATCTTCTAGTAAATCTAAGTTTATTTCGGGGTTAACATGAGGAGGTATTTCCCCCCGTACATGAGTAAATAAAGGCATATTAGTATCAAAATGATCTATACTACCTTTTCGGTGTAAATCTGCGTACGGAAGTATACCGTATCCTAAATCATAATCAATATAAGAGATATCCACCACATTTACTAGAGGGTTAATATCTCTTGATACTGTTTTAAGTTGTGTAAAGAATGTTTTATTTTTACGAGTTGCTTCATGGTTGCCGTCAAAAATAACAGTTGGAATTTTTACTGATCTTATAAAAGAAAAATAAAGCTGTAGTTCATCCATACTAGGAATGCGGTCAAATAGATCTCCTCCTATAATATGCATATTGCAATGCTCTTCTAGCGCATAAATCTCTTGAAAGAGCATTGCATAACGATTAGTAGCAAAAGAAACTGGGACGTTCTTCTGTCCCAGTTTAATGTGCCAGTCGGCGGTGAATAAAATCATTAACTAAATTCTGCTTCTAGGTCTTCTTCCATATTAGCATTTGCTGTTCCGCGAATGCGATCGAGTAGCTCTTTCTGTGCGTCGGGGGTTGGGCGAGGCATAACAACGTCCATAGACTTTAATTCTGCAACTAACTCCATTTCTGACTCGGACAGAGGACGATGCTTGCACTTGAGTACCTGTAGTTGATATTCGACATTGTAGGGAAGAGGTCCGGTTTTTACACGCTTAAACTTTACGTCCCAACCTTCTACAGGGTCGGTAGGATCTCCAAGATCTTCTGCGGCAGTAATAATTTGCTCCCACAATTTCTTCTTCAGATTTACTACTTTTACTTCGCCATTAGTGATGCACTGTGTAGCGTAACTCCAGCCACACTTTAGATCAGGATAGTACTCTCGTACCCAATCTTTTTCTTTGTTAGCAAAACGCTCTGCATTACGATCAAAAGAAAGGCACTCCAACGGAATGTCCTTTTCGTTTTCACCCTTAATCCAATATACATATCGTGCTAGAATATCACCCACGAGACGAAAGTCCATGTCTCCGTCGCGATATTGAAAACTACTGATGTTGCCTTTTTGTGCTGAGCCTTTTTGCTTATTAAATGAAATTGCCATTAGTGTGTATTCTCCTTTGTAACTTCTTCGTATAAAAAATGAATTTTCTTAAATTTTATACTAAGTAGTCTATTTTCTGTTATTTGATCTAGATCTACCGGACAAAAGGCGGTATCTAGTGTGATTATTTTGTTCGTTTTATACTCTGCTATATTTCTTAGTGCTGATAAGGCATAATATACTGCTATCTCTTTTTGACTATATTTATAAGCGTTGAACAGTAGTACATCAGGATGTATTAAAAAGTTACTACCAATGTAGTTTATGTTAGAATACTTATACAGCGGGTCGAACCGATTTCGAGGAAGGGTTTTCTTTATTATCATTTCCATGATAAGATTGCAATGTGCAATATTCCCTTCTGCCGAATCATAAACCTTACTCCAGTCGAAAAGTAACATATATTATACCTAATTTTGATGAAAATGTCAAGAAGTATTTTTTAAATGTACCTCATGTTCCATCCTTGTTTTATGTAGTATCCACTACGGTTGGAGGCTTGTTTTTTTGCAGTATTTCCTTTTAAATGTATATCTACCACTACAGGAGGTACTTTTCCTTCTTTTTTTCTTATCACTCTTCCTATGAGCTGTGTCAACAAAGGCTCATTATTTACTGGTGTACCTAGTATAAGACAGCTTAAAGTATCCACTGATATACCTTCAGAAAATATTGATTGTGTACCGTACAGTATTTTTTTATCTCCGTACAGTATTTGATCTATTAAAGCTTCTCTTTCCTCGTGAGGCACTTCTCCTGTAACACAAATTGCCATATCTCCTGTAAGTTCTGTACAAGCTTTTAAAAAAGCTACACGGTCGCTTACTACTAATACTTTATGCCCTCTTGCGGCGTAGGCCGCCGCTAGCATTGATACTGTATGTCGATATTCTTCTAGGTTT